GACCTGTTCGGCACCGCCGAGCTGGGGATCCTCGAGAAGCCGTGGCCGAACGGCACCACCGGCGAACTCCTGGCCCGCTTGGAGCAGGACGTCTCGCTGGCGGGGAACTTCTACGCCGTCAACGAAGGAGATCGTCTCCGCCGGCTGCGGCCGGACTGGGTGGAGATCATCCTCTCGGCGCCGCCGGAGCAGGCCGTCGAGTCCGACGTGCTCGGCTACGTCTACACCCCCGGCGGCTACGGATCCCAGTCGACACCGGTCCCGTACCTGCCCGACGAGATGTGCCACTGGTCGCCGATCCCGGACCCGATGGCCCAGTACCGCGGCATGTCGTGGTTGCAGCCGATCGTGGCCGAACTCGAGGCGGACCGGGCGGCGACGGACCACAAGTCGGCGTTCTTCCGCAACGGCGCGAAGCCGGGGCTCGTAGTCAGCTTCAAGGAGTCCGTGACGGCCGACCAGTTCGGCAAGTTCATGGACAAGCTGAACGAATCGCACCAGGGCACGCACAACGCGTACAAGACCCTGTACGTCGGCGGTGGTGCCGACGTCACGGTGGCGGGTGCTGACCTGCGGCAACTCGACTTCAAGAACACGCAGGGTGCCGGCGAGACGAGGATCTGCGCGGCCGGTCGGGTGCCCCCGATCATCGTGGGTGCCTCCGAGGGTCTCCAGGCCGCCACGTACTCCAACTACGGCCAGGCTCGGAGGGCGTTCGGCGACCACTGGGCACGCCCGCAGTGGAGAAGTGCCTGCGCGGCGCTGGAAACCATCCTTGACGTGCCGGAGCGCGCGCAACTCTGGTACGACGACTCGGACATCGCCTTCTTGCGCGAGGACAAAAAGGACGCCGCGGAGACGGCGGCGCTGGAAGCGCAGTTGATCCGGCAACTCGGCGACGCCGGCTGGACCCCCGAGTCCATCAAGGCCGCGGTGACAGCCAACTACAACTGGGCGCTCCTCGAACACTCCAACCTGTACTCGGTCCAGTTGCAGCCGGCCGGGTCGCAGCCGGAAACGGCGGCGGAACGCTCCGACCGCAACCGGCTCAAGAACTACTGGTTGCACGGCGAGGGCGCGGCGAAGTGGTCCACCTGGACCGAACTCCGCGATCACCTCCTGCCGCACGTCGGCCCGGACCGTGCTGAGCGGATGGCCGCCGAGTGGTTTCACGAGCGGTACGGGATATGGCCAGGTCACCAGAAGGGCAAGAATCCGCACGGTCCTGGCTAGCGCGATTCCTCAGTCAGTACGACGACGAGTAACCGGCAGCCCGCTTGCGGTGGCCGAGAAGGGCTAGGGGAGGCCGCCGTGAGCGATCTGATCGTCCGCATGCTGCCGCTCGACGATATGGCGGTCCGGTCCGGGCGGGTGACCTGCGAGCGGTGCGGCGAGGACGCCACCGGCCGCATCGTCGACGCCTACGCCGCGGTGTTCAACGTCGAGGCCGAGATCCACGACGGCGAGGGTGACTACGTCGAGGAGATCGACCCGGTCGCGTTCAACCGGACGCTGAAGAATGAAGGGCACCGGGTCGGGGTGTACTTCCACCACGGCCTGACCCTGCACGGAACCCCGTCCGGGGAGGGCGCGTGGCCGCTCGGCCACCCCTCCGCGATCCGCACCGACCGGCGCGGCGTGCTGACCTCCACCCACTACTCCGAGAACGATGTCGGGGACCGCACCCTCACCCTGATCAAAGAGGGCACGATCATCGGCCAGTCGTTCTCCGGGGCCATCCGCAACTCCTCCCCGAAGCGGCCGCGCGGCGGCACCTACCGGGCCAAGGCGGACGGCACCCTGCCGCGGGTCCGCCGGCTCGAGCTGGGCCTACGTGAGTACGGCCCAACCCCGTCCCCCGCATACACGCAGGCCCAGATCCTCGCCACCCGGGCGGCACTGGGCCTTCTGCTCCCCGACCAGCGCTCCGACGGACTCGCTGGCTGGGCACCCTCGCCTCCACAGGACGTGGAGATCGAGGCCGAGGACTCGCGCACCGCGCGCTCCGGGCGGCACCAGCGTCTCGCCCGCCTCCGTGCGGAGGCCCAGTTCCTGGGAGTATCGAAGTGAAGAAGCACAGCGCGATCATCGGCGAGGAACTCGAGGCCATGCGGGCCGAGATCGCCGCCATCAACGAGCAGGACGACGCATCTGAGGAGGAGATCGCCCGCGGCGAGTCACTCCTCGAGGAGTGGAAGGCCCGCAAGGTGGCCTTCGACAAGGCCGTCAAGCGGGAAGAGGACGTGGCCGAGGTGCTCCGCGCCCGGCTGATGCCGTCGCAGGTCGAGCCGACCGAGCCGCGCCGCGCCCCCGAGGTGATGATCCGGCAGGACCCGTACGACAACAACGACGAGCTGCACCGGTCGCTGATCGGCCGCGGCTCGTTCGACGCCGACGACGTCATCTCCCGCGCGCAGACCGCGGTGGACACCGCACCGAAGCACGTCAACGACGCCGGGAAGGAGCGGCTGCACGAGCTCCTCGAGCTGGACAACGTGCACGCCCCGCTGATCGCCCGGCACGTGCTGCTGACCGGTTCGGCGCAGTACCACGAGGAGTTTCGGGACTACGTCAAGTCGCGCGGCTACCGCGTCGGCGAGGCCATGCGTGCCGCACTGTCATTGACGGATGCGAATGGAGGGTACCTCGTTCCCTTCACGCTTGACCCGACCGTCATATTGACGAACGCCGGTATCGCGGGTCCGCTGCGCTCGATCTCGACGATCAAGACGATCGCGACGGACACCTGGAACGGCGTGACCTCGGCCGGGGTGAGCGCGGCGTGGACCGCGGAAGGCGTGGAGACCGCCGACGCGACGCCGACCTTCGCGCAGCCGGTCATCACGCCGAAGAAGGCCGACGCGTGGGTGTTCGGCTCCTACGAGGTGCTCGCCGACTCCGGCTTCGCCTCGGAGCTCGCCCGACTGCTCGCCGACGCCAAGGTGCGGCTCGAGGAGGCCGCGTTCGCCACGGCGAACACCGGCGCCACGATCCCCCGCGGTGTCGTCGCCGGCGTGGCCGCCGTCACCGCCTCCATCGTCACCGCCGCGGCGACCAACGCGTTCGCGGTCGGCGACGTCTACAACACCTCCGACGCGCTGCGCCCACGCGACGCGTCGCAGGCGTCCTGGATCGCCAACAAGAAGGTGTTCTCGCTGATCCGCCGGTTCGACACCAGCGGCGGCGGCTCGTTCTGGGCGAACCTCGGCATGGGCGTCCCGAACCAGCTCCTCGGCCAGCCGGTCTACGAGTGCTCCACCATGACCGGCGTCGTGTCCACCGGCGCGAACATCCTGCTCGCCGGCAACTTCAAGGAGTACTACATCGTCGACCGGGTCGGCATGAGCGTGTTGTACGACCCGCTGATCCGCTCCACCGGCAACAACCGGCCCACCGGCCAGGCCGGCTGGTACGCGTTCTGGCGCGTCGGTGCGGACGTGGTCGACCCGGCCGCGTTCCGGCTGCTCCAGCTCAACCAGGTCGCCGCGGCGACGGCGCTGGCGTAAGCCGTGGACCCGATGTACGCCGGCGGCGGGTTCGACAGCTCCACCACCGCCGAGCACACCCACGACGCCGGACTTCAGGCGGCCGGGCAACTCCCGGCCGCCCCGTCCGGCGTTCCGGCGGACGCGGCGGGTGCCGTGTCCGAAGCCATGGCGAACCGCGAGCAGAACGCCCGCACCGTCCGCCTGAGCTGACCCGCAGTTGATCTCAACCATCTAGCGAACGCCCTCCGGTCGCTCCGGAGGGAAGGCAGCCCCGGACTCCTGGCGGTCCGGGGCTGCCGCCTCACCAGGGAGAACGCGTGAGAAGCCCCTCCGAAAAGGTCGTCGTCGGGTTCATGAGCCCGGGCGACGTCAAGTCCGACTACATGCTGTCGCTGATCTACATGCTGATGTTCGACTTCGCGAACCATCAGCGCGTGGTCAACGGCGGCGGCATCGTCAACATCGACGCCGGGTGCAACCTGTCCGCCCCCCGCAACGAGATGGTCCGCAAGTTCCTCGCCCACGAGGGCGCCGACTGGCTGTTGCAGATCGACGCGGACATGGTGTTCCAGCCCGACCTGTTGGAGCGGCTCCTCGAATTCGCCGACCCCGACGACGCCCCGATCGTCGGCGGGCTGTGCTTCGGCTTCGACGACACCGGTCGCATCCAACCGACCCTGTTCGGGTTCGTCGGTGAGCCCGACTCCCCGCAGGTGGTCCGCTACCACGAATGGCCGCCGGACTCGATGATGCAGGTCGCCGCGACCGGCGGGGCGGCACTGCTCATCCACCGCAGCGTCTTCGAGAAGATGCGCGACTTCGAACACCCGACCCGCGGCGGCAGGCTCGGTTTCAACGACGCGTTCCCGTGGTTCCAGGAGTTGGAGCACGACGGCAAGCCCGTGTCGGAGGACATCGGGTTCTGCTGGCGCGCCGGACTCCTCGGAATCCCCGTCTTCGTCAACACCGGCGTGCAGCTCGGCCACATCAAACGACGCGTCCTCACCATGGACGCCTACTTCGACGAGCGCGGCTACCTGCGGAAGAAGAAGGAGGAGGACGAGCGGTGAAGGTGACCGTCAGGGAAACCCGGTTCGTCGGACACCGCGGCCAGTCGGTGTGGCTCGCCGCGGGCGACGAGTACGACCACGACGACCCGATCGTGAAGGCCAACCCGCACATGTTCACCAAGCCGGCCGACGAAGCCCCGAAGCGTGGGGGTGCGCTGCGCCGTGGCTGACCTGACCGTCCTCGTCCCCTCGCGAGGCCGGCCCGAG